TCAGTTACTGTTAACATGTTTATTTTTGTAGTCCTCTACTGCGGCTTTAATCGCATCTTCTGCAAGTATTGAACAATGAATTTTAACAGGGGGTAGGGCGAGTTCAGCAGCAATTTCGCTATTTTGAATCTTTGCCGCTTCGTCAAGTGTCCTTCCTTTGACCCATTCAGTAAGGAGCGAACTTGATGCAATCGCACTTCCACAGCCGTAGGTTTTAAATTTAGCATCTACGATTATACCTTTCTCTACTTTAATCTGAAGTTTCATCACATCACCGCACGCTGGGGCGCCCACCATACCAGTACCAACAGTAGGATCATCTTTTTCAAACGATCCTACGTTACGAGGGTTTTCATAGTGGTCAATGACTGCTTGGCTGTAAGACATAATAGTTTATACCGAGAAACTGCTACCGCATCCACAACTTGTCTGTGCATTTGGGTTTTTTATTGAAAAACTAGAGCCCATATTATCTTCTTTATAATCAATAACTGCGCCAGTTAAATATTGCATACTCATAGAGTCTATCAACACCGTTACATTATTTTTGTTAATAACAAAGTCGTCTTCATTTTGCACTTCATCTAATGTAAATCCATATTGCATACCAGAGCACCCACCACCCTGAACAAACGTGCGTAATTTTAATAAAGAATTATTTTCTTCTGCTATTAAATCTGCAATTTTAAGTATTGCATCATCTGTTATTGTTATTTGTTCCATAAGATTAATATTATTTATACATTTTCTTTATATTTTAGAAGTTTCTTTCTTCTTTTTGATAGTTGGTACATCTTTTATTTCAATGTTTTTAAGATTCTGTTCATCCGCTTTGGCTTGTAGGGCAAGCATTTTACTACCTAATCTCTTAATAACTTCAGTACCATCCATCCATATATCACGATTATCAAGGATAGATGTTATCTCAGTTTCAGTTAAAAAGTTCTCGTATATCTCACGTAATAAGTTTTCCGACCATTTACGTTCATGCTGTAATTGGTCTATCATCTCCCCTCCCTTACCAAATGCGCCCCCAGAGTAATTATGGAACATGAACATAGAATGTGGGGTAACTTCAAATTGATCTCCACATAAGAAAATCATAGTCGATGCAGACATACACGCACCTTCAACTGAACAACATACTGTCGCATTAGTTTCAGCAAGTATTCGCATAAATTGTATTGCAGTGAATAGATCACCACCAGGGCTATTAATATAAAGTTTAACAAAGTCTTGTTCACTTGCGTGCCTAATGCAATCAAACCATTCAATATATTGATCGGAACTTTCGATCTCTCCAGATAAATAAAATTCATGTACTTGCCCAATTGGCCTATTTGTAAAGAAATCTTTAGGTTGTTTATTCGCACCTTTTAATAATTCTAATAAATCCATATTATGCTCCAAAAAATTTTTCACGTTTAAATCTTGTTATAGTTTCAATCAATGGCGCAGTCCAATTGTCTCTGTGTTCTTTAAACACTAAAGGTGGATTGTCATCAACTGCAATAATTGTAACTAAGTTAACAATTGGTATATTAGTCCTCTCCTCCCACATAACTGCATATGCAGACTCTTGCATAAAATAACTATGAATGTGATCATATGTTTTTACACGTTTACTTGTTTTAAAATCGATGATAGAAGGTATCCCATCAAACTCAGCCACGCAATCGACACGTCCAGCGACACCCAAGTAATCAGAATATAAAGGTAACTCTTGTCCATAAATTTTTCCAATTCTTTCATCTAATATAGGTTGGATACTTTTAAATGTATCTACCACATCTGGCATAAGTCCTGTTTTATAATCAGGGTCATTGTTTAAATATTTCTCAGCAATAAGGTGAACAGCAGTACCACGCCTAGATGCCTTTCCAGATATACGATTAGCTTCTTCTGCTCCAACTCGTTCTCTCCATGCTCGTATACCATCCGCACTTAATATACTTAGAACACTAGTTATAGAAGGATACTGTTTACCACTAGGTAAATTATATACTCGTTTACCGTCTACAGTAGAAGTAGTTAAATCTTTATACCCAAGATCAGCACCAATATGTTCAAATATTTTCTTTTGGGTCTTCGTTAATGGTATCATTATATAAGTAGTCAGTAGTATTATTAATTCTTCGTGTAATCCCAAATTCAGATTGCCGTTTCTCTAGTTTATTTTTACGACGTGTAACTGAATCGAATTTATCTAGATCTTCTCTGCGTCGCTCGCCTGGTTTTTGTGATTGTCCACCTTCAAAACGTTTAAATTTAGCCATTTTAACCTTTGCTTTCTAGCATCTCCTTTGTTATAATATATTCACGCACTAGATCTGATCTTACAATATCTGACCAAGTGAACTGGACGTGCTTAAACATTTTCATATTATCGAGAATATTTAAGAACTTGAGGACACCTTCCTTATCATTCTTCTTTTCAAAGTCTGATTGGTAATAGTCTCCACATAAGATGAACCGACAATTTTCGCCGACTCGTGTAATAATAGAATCTAACTCATGGAAATTAAGGTTCTGCATTTCGTCTACAATGATAATAGCATTCTTAAGTGTAATCCCACGAATGAACGATGTTGTTAAAAATTCCATATTACCTTGTGCTACTAACTTATCATAAGCAATAGGATCGTCAAACAACTCAGCTGAAATAGACACATAGGGTAATGTGTAAGATGCTTTCTTCTCATCTTCAGTTCCAGGTAAAAATCCAATATCCCTCGTAGGAACAACTGACCTTACAATAATAACTTTATCTAATCTATTATCTTTATTTAATACTTGTTCTAATGCAAGAAACATAGCAATAAAAGTTTTACCAGATCCAGCTGCACCAGACAATACCATATGATAATCTTTATCAAATGCATCAAACACTACTGTTTGATTTTCTGTGATAGGTTCTAATGCAATTAGATGTTCTAACCTTAATTTAGTTGGTTTAACTGAGAACTCCCTCATTTGAGTCGATTTTCTAGTTAATGGTGATGGCTTTTTCATATGCTAATCATGGATATTATTAATAACTAAATTTGACTTTATCTTAGAAAGTACTTCTTTCCATCCGTTATCGGTCTTACTTAAAAGGCTTCCAACTCCAGTTACAATCTTTGGGGAACGCATTATGTAGTTAATACTCGTGACATTTCCGCATGATGGGCATGGTTTTTTTTCGGCATTCATTCTATCAGAGATCTTAACGATCAGATCGAATTCTTTATCACATGATGTACATGCATATGAATAGGTTGGCATTATTTAATTCCTTGTATAAACCAGTATGGAATTTCGCGTTTTTTCCATGTAGCAAATCGCGACTTCTCATGTATATAGTACTTACGATAAGACTCTATCGAGTTTCCTGGAACCTTACAGTACTCTGGCATTGCGGGTGGTGGTTCTGTGAAAGGTGCCTTGATATCAATGTTAACTGGTGCTGCAAACAGATCTATCATAAGGCGTTCTGTTTTATGAACTTTACCATACCGTTTGGTATATTCTTTGCACAAGTGGTAGAACAACTCGTGCAAATGTTCGTAATTCTTGTAGGACTGTCGTACCCATATCGCCGAAGGATGGTTCATATGAGTCGCTTTATACAAAGCAGAATCGAGTGAACTATTTTCTAATTTCCAGACTTTTTGGTTTCGACCAGATTTGGTCAGTGCGGTTGCTTGTACACCATCGAGTACACGATGAGCAGTAGATAGTAGTTGGGCGTACTCAAGAATCATCTTGACTACGTGTTTATCACAATGTTCTTTAGCGCATTGTAGCGGGTTTGTATTTAAATAAAATATGTTCATGTAATTAAATCACAAAAGTACTCCCAAGTAAATATTATACCATACTTGGGAGGACTATGCAAGTCATTTCTGAGTTGCTAAGAATACTCCTCCATGTCAGTTAATTGTCTCTCGATAAAATCACGTTTCTTGATCATAGTATATGCCCTTTGTTGATCACCCTCCTTCTTTAGCCGTTGTATATAATGCGATAACTCTTTCGAGTCTCTTCTTAATCTTTCAATCTGACTTTTTGACATAGGCACCCTTCTTCGAGTTTATGAATTTACATAACGAATAGTATTTCTTGTCCTCCTAATTATATTATTATTTCACAATGAGTTTTGGAAAAACACTCTTGACCAATTTCTTAGTCAAGGACGGAAACAACTTATTAAGTTGTTTATCTTTCATAGCTATCAGAATTTCCGCATCAGGCGTATGAATAGATTCTAAGATATTGATAAACATTCGTTCCCGTTTAGCAATATTCATTTTGTCACCAGGGCCACCTTTTACAAAGTACCTTAGTTTACTAGATTGTCTGTGTAAGTTTGAAAGTGTTAGATCAGGGGCGACATTATCTTTTTTGTATGGTGGTGACCCAGTTGGTATAGACCATTCAATAGAGTCGTCTAGAGAGCCTTTTAATATATCTCTCAATGCAAGGCAATTATGCTTCAAAATTAATTCAGATTTCTCTTTATTAGTTTTAGCATTTTCTATAATAGTAAATATCTCTGATATCGATAACATTTTAGACATTTTAATAAAATTCCTCTATACATTCAATAAGCAATTTACAACGATTTTTGATCAAGTAGTTGAGAAACTTGGTTTTATGTGGGGTAACATAATTTTCAAAAGTATTTATAATTTTAGATTTATGTACTTCTGGGACCATCGTTAAATCGATCAAAGTCTTATTACGTTGATAATTACGATAAACATCTTCAGGCATAACCTCATTAAGTTTTAATGCATTTGGTGCCCATAGGTTAATCTTAGTTTTAGATAGTGGAGTTTGTCTTACACCATCGACGAATACGTTATCGCCAGATAATACGTTAGGTATACCATCACCAGTATCACCCCTAAGTATATGCTCAAATAGGTAAGCATTTGGATCTTTTTCTGTAACATATTTCTTTTGTATTGGCGAATATTGTTTAATGCCAAATTTTTGAAGTTGAATAAAATCGTGATCAGATGACACAATCATTACTGGTTCATTGTTACCAAACTCTTGTGTATTTAATGCCAGTGTACCAATGATGTCGTCTGCTTCACAACCATCAAAGTGTAATACTTTATATTGAGTATTATCCCTAATTTCATCACGGACTTTATTAAGTATTTCAAAAATAGCGTTCCAGTCTATAGTAGATTCTGAGCGACCTTTACGACGTGATGCTTTATAATTGGGAAAATATGATCTGCGCCATGTATTACTACCATCACATGCGAGTATAACTTGTCCATATTCTTTCTTGAACTTTTTATTGTACATACGAATAGAATTAAGAATCATATGACGTATCATCTCATCATCTGGTGCCATTTTTTGTGCAATAATGTTGCTCAATGCAATTTGACTGTAATCTATTATAATCATCTATAGTGTTTCAATTTATGGTGTAATATACATTATACACCAATTTTATATAAAATGCAAGTGTTTTTTTATAATTTAAGGTGATTTTGATGAATTCGACACTGAATTTGTCCATAAATGTTTGACATGTGTCTTGTGGATCTTGCAGTTAATAATTCCGTTATAGAAGGTATTGTCTAGTAATACTTTCTGCGAGAACTGTTCATCAGCTTCGATATAACTTGCTTCCCCCTTAGATAAACATAAATGTAGAATTTCTCTGCGAAAATTATGTTCTCCTAGTGCTTCGACATCCTTCTTAAGTTCTTCAGATGATGACCAATATGTTCGCCAATCTGAATCAATTTTTAATCGTTTCTTCTTACCTTTTATAACTTTACTCTTACTAAATTTAGTTAATTTCTTACCTATATATTTCCTATTATTAGTAAGATTAGTTATAATATAAACAAATGCAACATATCTTTCATCGATTTCAGTTATTTCAACCCCATTATGTAACCACATCAATTATTCTTCTTGGAAGTAGTCGTCATCCAATTCTAATTCATCTCCCTTCTCTGGTCTATGATTTTCAGCACAATAGGGGCAATAGGTAGGTTCTTGAATAGCATTTTCCTCATCGTATGACAATGAATAAAACATTCCGCAATTATCGCAATCAAAAGATTTTTTAATCATATGCTCATTTCTTTCATTTGTACGTAAACTATAAAATCTAAGTATCCGCCTATAAGGTTTCCATCGTCATCTAATATCAGTGGTACAGACCTGGCCGTTGGATATAACTCTTTAAATTTTTCCATTGTGATATCTACACCTATTTCAACATTATCAAACTTTATATTCTTTGAACTAGCTAGATTCTTTGCTTGAATACAATTAGGACATGGTGGTGAACTCCTAGTATACATAGTTATCATAAACTCATTCCTTTAAAAGTTTCTTCGGTAATGTCTTGTTTAACGCCACCAGTTATATAAGAACTTAACTCTGTTTCTTGTGGTGCAACTTGTACACTACCACCAGATATCCACCTTTCAGTCCAAGGGAGTGGGTTTGTTTGAGAAACATGATATGGTGAATTTACACCAATTGCCCTCATCCTTCTATTACCTATCCATTCTATATAGTCCGATAATAACTTCTCATTTAAACCAATCATAGAACCATCTTTGAACAGATATCCTGCCCAAATCTTTTCTTGCTCTATAGCAGATTTAAACATATCAACTATCTCATCTCCACATTCTATACGAATCTTTTCATAGTCTTTATCTTCTTTTATTAGACCCTTCAAGATACTAGTAGTTGCCGCCAAATGGGTATTTTCATCTCGTGCAATTAGTTTAATGATCTTAGCATTACCTTCCATCTTTTTCATCTCAGCAAATGCCCATGAACAAGCGAATGATACATAGAAACGAATACCCTCTAAGATGTTAACAGACATCATGCACAAATATAATTTCTTTTTCAATTGGTATTCATCAATAATAATCTCTTTACCGTTTACTGTATGTTTACCGTAACCAAGTAATGATTGCCATTTAGAATACTCTATTAAATCGTCATAGTACTTGGAAATATCTACTGCACAATCAGATATTTCTTTTATGGTCATTATATCATCAAAGACAATCGATGGATTCGAATAGATGTTTCGTATGATATGGGTATACGATCGAGAGTGGATTGTTTCAAAGAAAGCCCAAGTGGAAACTAAAGTCTCCATCTCTGGTACAGATGTTATAGGTAGAAACGCAAGGTTTGGACTACGCCCCTGCACTGAATCAAGTAGTATCTGTCTTTTTAAGTTAGATGTAAAGATATGTTTTTCATGCGTGTTTAATGAATGAAAGTCTTTACTATCCTTTGATAAGTCTACTTCTTCTGGTCTCCAAAAGAAACCTAATTGTTTATCTGTAATTTTTTCAAACTGAGGATATCGTACAATGTCATACCTGGCTATGTCTACATGATCATCAAAAAACATATTAGATTCTAGATGCGATTTTCTTTTAATTTTAAATACTGACATTTATTTTCCTACAATCCATTAAAATATATATTTTACAACTTGCAACTTTCGCAATCTTCTTCATCGTCGGATACAGAATCGTCATTAATAATAGGATCTTCTTTCATTTCACCAGAACCATCAAATGTATTAAAGTAATACAACTGTTTTCCACCATACTTATAAAACATTATCAAGTGCTTTATCATCTCAGACATTGGTACTTTATGTTCAGGGTAGTTCTCAGGGTTGTATGATGTATTAACTGATATACCTTGATCGATATATTTTTGCAATACAGCACATATCTTTAAATAGCCTTCTGGAGATTTTTGGTCCCACAATAAATCATATCTATTTTTTAAGTGGTGGATACCAGGAACTACTTGAGCCATGATACCATCTTTTGATTGTTTATATGAAACTAATGCACGAGGTGGTTCAATACCATTTGTAGAGTTGCTAATTTGTGCAGATGTTTCCGCAGGCATCAATGCCATCAAGGTTGAATTACGAATACCCGTCATCATTAATTGTCCACGTAAACCAGACCAATCCATACTCAAGGGTCTTGATACTAACTCATCAACTTCTTTTTTATATGTATCTACTGGACATATTCCAAGTCCATATTTCGTTTCGTGGTTTTTTGGTATCTTACCCTTTTCTTTTGCGAGATCAGCAGATGCTTTAATCAAATAGAATGACCATGCTTCAGCAAACTTATCCACAGTCTCTAATGAATCTTCATCATACTTTAATCCACGTTTTGCAAGGAAAAAAGCAAAATTTATAATTCCTACACCAAGTGGCCTTCTGTTTTTTGTGCTTTGTTCTGCAGCAAGTACGGGGTATGCTTGGTAGTCGAGTAGTTCATCAAGTGCCCTAACTGTAAGGTCGCAGTACTTTTCAAACTCTTTCGTTTCGTTAATGAGCCCCCAGTTAATTGCTGACAAAGTACACAGACTGATTTCTCCATTCGAATCCTCCGAATTAATTAATGGTTTAGTTGGCAAATTGATCTCGGTACAGAGGTTGGACATTCGGATAGGTGCAACAGAGGGATCAAATGCACCATGATCATTTGCATGATCTACGTTCATCAAATAGATCCGCCCAGTATCCTTACGTTCTGTTAGGAAACTGCTGAACAGTTCCAATGCTGGAATAGTTTTTTTACGAAGCTTTGTACTAGATTCATATTTAAGATAAAGTTCTTTAAACTTAACCTGATCAGAATAAAATGCATCATATAGATCAGGAACATCATTAGGGGAAAATAAAGTTATAACACCACCAGTAATTAGACGCTCATACATCAACTTATTAAACTGGAAAGCATAATCCATATGGCGAACTCGGTTTTCTTCAGTACCCTTATTGTTTTTTAATACAACAAGGTTCTCGAACTCCAAGTGCCAAGCAGGAATATAAATTGTTGCTGCACCACCTCTCACGCCACCTTGAGAACACGATTTTACAGCAGACTGAAAATATTTAAGAAAAGGGATAAGGCCAGTGTGTACGATACTACCGTCGCCAATATTAGAACCAATAGACCTAATACTCCCAACTCCAATTCCGATCCCAGCTTTCTTAGAAATATACCTAACGATAGAGGTAGCGGTAGAGTTGATGGAATCCAGACTATCACCTGACTCAATAAGGACACAACTTGAAAACTGACGAGTAGGGGTACGGACAGCAGCCATAATAGGGGTTGGAAGAGAAATATAAAAAGTAGAGATTGCATCGTAATATTCTTTAACATATTTTAATCTAGTTTCTTTGGGGTATGATCCAAATAGAGTAGCAGATATCATAATATAAAGCATTTGAGGAGTTTCGTATAACTGTTTAGTGTTACGATTCTGTACCAAATACTTGCCACGAAATTGTTCCATACCTACAAATGTGAATGAGAAATCACGTTCGTGTTTAATATAGTTATTTAATGTTTCGATTTCATTTTCACTATACTTATTTAAAATATCTCTATCATACACGCCACGTTCAACATTAGTATCAATTAATTTAGATAAACTCCAAGGGTCAAACTCACCATATACTTCTTTACGAATTTTATAGTTTACCAAACGTGCTGCCACGTACTGATAGTTTGGGGATTGTTCAGATATCAATTCAGATGACGATTTGATCACCAATTCATGTATACCTTCAGTGGTCATACCATCATGAATCTGAATATTCGCACGAAGTTCTATCTCACTAATAGATACTCCATTAATCTCATTTGTAGCCCATTCCAACACTTTATGAATCTTATTAACGTCAAAGGGTTCTTTGACCCCATTACGTTTAACTACAGTAATTTTATCCATTAATCCAATGCTCCATGTAATTCATTTTTCCTAAGTGTCTATTATAACACACTATTGGGTATTTTGCAAGTTAATTTTTAGTCTCAGGCATTGCACCTAACGGTTCATAATACTCTTTATATTTTGCTATTATATTGTGTTGAGTACTTATATAATTTCTAATTTCTGAAAAATTCATACTTAATTCTTTATAACCATCATCAGTTATTCCAAAAAGTACTACATCTACACCATCTTTTTTAAGTTTAGCAAATACTTCTTGAGCATTGTCAACAGTAATTACCACCCATTTAGTAGGTTTTAATTTAAGTGGAGTTGGATTTGGTATGTTAAGTTTAGTCTTTTCAACGGCAACTGTTTTAACCTGAATAGGTTTAACTGGGTCGCTAAAGAAAGATGAGAAACTAGCACAACCAGAAATGCTACTTAATAGTGTTAATGAGATTAGGACATTCTTCATTTTTTTCACCTTCATTTAATTTAGACCCTGATGCAATTTCCATACATCTATAAGCTAATACCGTTGCATTATTAATAACTTTTTGAATGACTGCTGGTTTTTCAACTGCAAGTTTACCAAAATCTCGTACAGTACCATTCTTACTAACATTAAATTTATCATTAAGTACTTTAACATCGAGATTCTGCTTACTGATTCTATCTGCAAGTTCAGTATTTATCTTACTGATTTGTTTTTGTTCTTCTTGGATTTGAGCAATGACTTGTTGTTGCTTTGTTATAGCGTCTTCTAAAGTCTTACTGTTTTGTTGACTGACCGCCAAGTCTGCTCTTAGGCCAGTGACATACCATAGTCCTGCTGCGATAATTGCTACAATAGCAAAAACTACGATAATTCTTATCAATTGAGTTATACCAAACATAATATTTTCCCATTAACTAATAATAGCTACTACCCTGCTGGAGCACTATGTTATTATACCATATTTACGCTATTTTGTAAAGGCACCAGATGCACGACGATGCATATGTTCCATTGACCATTTAGAACGTTTGTCTTTTCTCACTCCACCTGTAACATTCATATTAACCCCGCCGGCTGCAACTGAGTTAACGGCTGCATCTTCATCTTGCCGTAATTCTTTGGGTACACCCTGATTAAGGAATTCTTTGAACGTAATCATCTAACAATATCTCCAACAGAAATAAATATATATTGTTTAGTTGGAATATGTAGAACTTCGTAAATATTTGAACCAAACAGTGATCCAATTGGTGAAGTAAAATCTATAACCCTTATATCAGTACCCGGCCTGGCAATAATTTCACCAGTCTTTGGCGATGCAATGTTTTCCAATAGAGTATATGTACCTTTACGTAAATCGCCATTTGATTCTATTAACCAATTGTTACCTTCGAATATAGTTGTATCTAAATTAAGGTTATTATCATTAACGTATTTTTCCATTAATTTTGTAATTCTGGTTTCGCTCATTCCTGTCTCTTCTTTTATCAACCATAAAGCAGAAGCCAGTGTTGCAAGGCGAGTTTTACCTATTAATGGTAGTTTATTTATTAATCGCTTCATGTTATACACTAACCTATGGAATAATGTATATGCTGATTTTTCTTCATCAGTAGTAAAGTCATTAACTTTTTTTAATTGTTTACCTTCATCATCTACTATACCTAATTTATATGCATCAGTATTCTTCCATTGTGTTACCAATAGTTTAATAAACCTGAATGTGTAAAAAAGGTCAGCACCTCTTTGAATAATCCCCATTTAAATATTCCTTAATACATTAACTACAGTTAGGTTTAACGGAGTATCTACCATTTCATCCTCTGTTATATAATTTAAATAAACTAGAAATGGTTTAATTACTGGTAGATAAATTTTTTCTAGTTTATATCGCATCATTCTATTAGCAGGTTTAATACCAAACACATTATATATTACAATAATATGATTAAGAATTAACCTATATTGTAGATCATTATGTTCCATGTACCTATTAATTAATCTCTTTAGATACTTAAATCGGTTTAGATCAGTATAAAATTCTGATATCTCAGTACATTGAGGATTCGTATAACACTTTGCGGCGTATAGAACAAAATTTTCTTCATTCAAAACATCAAATAAATCTGCCATTCTATCCTCATCATTATTATAGTTATAGGAACATTACCTACAACTACTTATACAAACTTTTACAAAGTTTTTATAGACTTCACAGTAGAATTCGTAAATGATTTCTTGGTAGAATTATCTACTACTGGTTGCCTTGTAGCAATAAAGACTTTAGCTTTCATTAAATCTGTAAAAGATGTTATACGTTGTTCATTCAACATTATATCAAACCTACCACGGATTCCAGGTTTGTATGTCAATTTATTTTCTTCTTTTACAAATGAAACTTCAAATTTAGAACCATCAAAGTCAATTTCAGATTTATTAATTTCATAAGCAGATTTAACTGCTTGAATGAAAGTAGGTATTTTAGACTCTTCGATAGTACTTGGTATCCAAGGAATTAGTTTAGGTGTAAATTTTTCACCGTTTACCATTCCAGACAATGTCTTTGACATTAGTTTTACTTCTGATTTAAAATCCATTTCAATTCCTTACTTAGTTTTAGGTGCGACAGATTGAGACTTAACTGCCACTTCTGGTTTACCAGAATTTGGATAATCAACAATTTTCTTTTGATTGATAGGAGTTGTCGCAAGGTGTTTAGCTTGTTCAATATCTTTATCAAAATCTGGTTTCTCAGGTGTCATATCAATTACTTCGATTTCATGGATAGCGACAAAATCTAATTCACCATCAGATAGGTTATCACCCATCATTTGTGGTTCAGTTTTTTCTTCTAGTTTTTTAATGATAGAAGCGATTTCATCATCATCAAAACCATTCTCACTTAGAGTAGTGATTAATTCTGAATGTACATCTTCAGCAAGTACGTAACCTTTAGAAAGATATTCCCTTTGTTTATTTTTAGGTACACGGATTACTGGATGGGCTATACCCTTTTCATCTTTGCCTGGTTTAACAACCATAATTGTTGCATTAGCAGATTTATCAGTACGTTCTTTAACATCACTTTTGTCTTTTGTATCGTATGTTGAACTGTCGCAAGAACCTTCATGCACTTTATCACACTTCTCGCATGTAACAACAACATCTTCTTTAGTAATATTATCTACAGTTTTTTTACCCATTGTAATTTTAAACTTCTTATTTCCAATTTCAAAAGTATCTTTACCAGATTTATGTGCATTTGCGGCCGCCCCCATAAAATCGGATACATCTTCATCTTGTACCGATGCTGGAACCCAAGAAGGGCGACCAAGTTGTGTTTTTTCTTCTAAAGTTTTCTGGTTATGACCTAGAACCTTTAGGTATGCTTCTTTCATATCTATCATAGAAACCCCTTTTTATTATTAACGTGTAAAAACCCATGCGATGATACTACCAACCAATGCGGTAAGACCAATCCAAAATATATTATTGATAATTTTAACTGTTACATTATTATTATCAACCTTTCCCTCAACTACTTCCAAACGAGATTCAAGTTTTGCCAGACCATCATTCGTTCTTGCAGAATCTCTATTTAAAGAATTAACTTTTTCTTCAACTCGTGCCAATGAGACTACAGTTTCAGACAATTTATCAATCTTATATTCAATACGATCTAATCTCTTACTATCATTAGCTAGATGCTCTTTAAATAGTTCTTGAAGTTCTATATTATTTGTATTTAACATATTTTTTTTTTTAAGTTTTTATTATTAATATCAGTTAAACTATGATCATCTTCCGACATCATTATCTTCTCTTTGAACTGACATACGAACCTTTGCAAACATTGTGTCGTCTCCAGTAACAATACCAATTAATTCATCCAATAGATCAAATAATACAGATCGTTCTGTAGGATTTGTTACATTACCCTTTTCTAAATTACCCATAGCACGAGTGATTAATGGTAATTTTGATTTATCCATTAATCCAAATCGTACTAATTGCCTTAGACGTGCAAGTGATTTATCTTCAGATTCGTCAATCTGAATGTCTTCACTATACATTGTGCTTTTGCCGTCCATTCTTTGGCCTTGAGAAGCACTAGTGTTATGAGGGAACCCGTTTTTCTTACCGTGGTCCATAACTTTTTTACCGATTGCAGTAAGATTGCCTTTCTTATCATACATTGTATTGACAAGTCTTTTTTCTTCAGCTGTCAACTCAGTAATAGATTCGACTTCTTCACTTACTGCTTTTTCGGACACACCTTGCTGACGAGGACCAATTGTACCTAATTTCTTACCGCCGTTGGTAACGAGATGATTACGTCCATTTGAATTCATATTATGAACCACATCAAACCCCCCATCTGGCATTGACCATATTTCAATTCCATCCTCAGGATCACGAAATGTTTTTGCTCTATGTTTAGCATAAGCAATAGCATATTTTTTTGATTTATATTGACTTTGATACTGTCCTTCAGAAACACCTTCGTTCTTGGTGCTGACACGTTCTGCAGCACGAGTCTTGATCAGTGTAAGAGTATCTTTTTTACTATCAGGAGTTTCGTCCGGAATATTATCATTCTTCTTATCCATTGCATCAACGTCACCGTCTGAGTCAATATCAATATTCGGCCTTGCCTTGGTAATTTGTGCTTTTATACCTTGGACTAACTCGTTCGCCAATGCAACACCATCGACCGCTGAATCGGGATTAAATCCTACCTTACCTTGACTAGGAGTGGCAGAAGCATATGCCTTTGTAGTTGCTGGTGTACCGAGTTCATTTTTCTCGTTCAACTTAGATAATAGATCTTTAAATTTCATTTCTTTTTCCCTTTACGTTCTTCATGCATTTTTTGCATTAATGTGGAGTATTTATTACTATTTAGTTTTAGGCTTGCGACTGTAGTTATTGGTTTAGTTATTTTCATTTCTGAAATATTAAAAGCTCGGAGAGCGAGAACATGTTTACTATTTTGAACAGTCCCATTGTCAATTATATCTAAATCAGATTCATCAAGTTTAATTTCTTCGTTTTCTTTTAACACTTCCTCTGAAACTAATTTAACATCTGATAACCATTTACGTTTACGATTACCATTAGTATATTCAATAAGGACATAGTTTGAACCAAGTAATACAACTTGCCCATACTGATCATCACCCTTTGACTCAACCAAATCACCCTCTTTAAATAATTCACCTCTAATATAAGATTCACGTTCTTCTGAAACGCTTTCAAGTTTGATATGTCTCCTAAAGTCATAAGACTCTTTAAGACCCATACCTTTACGAATAGCATTTAATAGTTTTTGTGCTTCTTTATATCCATTAGGCATTCCTTTAGAGAATGTCTCTAAATCATTATTGGATGCGGCTCCACGTAATTTAGAAGCAGACATACCATCCACATCATCAGAATCTGGATCACGTTCACCGGCTGATACAATTGTGATACCTTCTTTAAAGTTATAAAATCCATGCCGACCTTTTACGCCATTGTATTTATTTAATAGTGTATCGAATTCAGAAATTCTATCTGAACCAACTACCATGCTAACTTTAGTGTAACCTTCTTCGTATAATTTATTAACTACATCGATTGCGGTCTTAATAGATTTATCTGCAATAATACTGCGAGCATGTTTAGGAAACATCTTACGCATAAATTTAATTTTTTCATCCCATCCCAAAGGGTTTTTCTTTGGATCTGATGAATGAGATGGATAAATTCTATATGTAGAACCTTTTGTTACCGATGCAACTTTATCTAGTAATTTTTCATGCCCATTAGTTGGTGGATTGAATCTACCAAATGAAAACACAATTTCTTTAGGATTAAGAACCTCAATTATATACTCACTAAATTTTTTCATATAGTTATTATTTGTTTAAACCTGATAACCGCATAACGGCATCTTTACGAACTTTAGGGATTAACCGTTTAGTCAATCTATCAGTCATGTTTTTACGTTTGTTAACTAATTTCTCTACACTACCACGAGTTGCGTATGAAAGGGATGATTTTGCACGACCTTTCAAGATCTTCTTGAATACCATTGCACGAGCACGCCTTTTAGCACGTCTCTGAACAACTGATTTGGATGCCATACGACGTGATGCAATTAGTCTACCAATTGCAATGCGAGATTTACTACGTCTTAGGATTTGTTTTTTACGAGCACGATCGGCTGGAGTTAGTATAGCTTCATCAACGACGAATAAATTTACATCTTCTTCAGATAGTAGTTCTTCGCTAAATTCAAAGTCTTCTTCAAGACCTTCGGTGTACATATTAAGTTCGTACTTACCGCCTTCCATGCCATAGACTTGCATGTGAAGTTTATTCTTAACAGGTTTCCCTGATTTGGTAAGATCGATTGAGAAGGAGTTTGTTTTTCCGACCGATGGTTTACGAGGTCCTACGGCGACTTTATTATGATAGTCGTCCATGTCGATTTCGTATCCTCGTTTTTTAACTTGTTCTATTGCATGCTGTACAGCAGAAGAATATGATTTATGATAGATATCATAATCATTTTTACCTTCTTCAACCTCGGAAGAGTCTTCTAAGACGTCTTCAACGTCTTTCCGACGTTTTGCATTTTTAGCGAGTTGAACATCGCCAGTGCCTGTATAATCTACAGCTATTAGTTCTTTAAACGATAACATTTTGTTCCTAATCCCATTTAATAAAATTATCTTCGATTGGAAGATTGCCAACCTTTTATAACGCCTGGATCAAAGTTATTTGTACTAAACTCCAAACGATCTACAAGTTTGACTGCCCCTCCAGCGATAGTATCGATAGCAACAAAACCTTCTGCCTTAGTAACTTTATATCCATTACTAGTTTTGACAAAGGTCTTAGTCATATTCAATGTGTCTAACTTATTTATAATAATTAGCTTCGCATCAGACAGTAATTGTTGCATTTCGAAGACATTTGCCATATTATTTTTACCAGTTCCACCTAATATTGATAATATTTGATCTAATTCTTCTTTTTGTTTCTTTTTACCGGCATCAGTTGACCGTTTATCCATCTCTTTTTGATATTTTGCTTTAATGAAATTAATTAAATCATTAACTTTCTTTGCAGGGGCTGGTTGTGATGCTTTATTCCGAAAGAATGTATTGTTAAATGTATTAACAGATATGTTAAAACCTTTATCGTTTGATATTTCATCAAAGAAAGATGCAGGAACAGACTTAAATAGTTGGCCAACCCTTGATAACTGTGCAGTGACTAAACCAGTTTCAGAATTAGTCATAGTTGCAGTACCAGACATATCTTGTAGATTTGCACTAACTGCCCATAAACTATTACCGTGTTTAAGTGTACTAATATCAAACCCATAAGAAGCAGACATATTCTCAAATGAGTTGCCAGTATATACTGTATGAAATACTATACCAATCTTTGCGGCACGAACTTTTTTACCCTCATCACTATTTGCTTCAATGGCATATGCTATTGTGTTAGGATGGAAAACCCAATACTTAACACCGTCAACTGTTTCAGATTTTAAATCTGGTTTAGTAAACATGATATCACCTTGAATAACACCTTTAATGTTAACCTTTGACAATTCATCAAACGCAACTTTTAATTTGTTAGTTAGATCTCCAGAGGTATCTGCTTCAATATCTTTATGACTCTTGTATACTTTAGGACTCTTATTAAAGATACCCTTTTTAGCAACAAAGAATTTACCATCAGTTGGATCAGTACCAGCAAATACTGCTGGGGCACCATCCCACTTAACTGTTACATTAGTTTTAGACTTAGAATTACCAGCAAGCATATCACGTAACGATTGTAATGCATTAATCGCTTGACGAACACCTTCAACACCACCATCAAGGACAAGATCCTCTAGATGGGCCATATGGACATTTTTCTCTTCTGTGACAAATTTGTTAAATGAGATCATTAGTTAATCCATTGTGTGATTTTAGAAAAGATATTCATTTCGTGAAGTCAATCGTATCTTTAGATTGAATTTCAACCTCAACACCTAAGAACTGTAGTACCGAATCAATACCACTACTTAGGATAGATTTCATTTTATTGAATGCTGATGCAACCGCACTCTTAATAGAAGTAGCAATTTTACCTAAGTCAAAGAATTCGTTGATCGAATCAACTTCTTCAGGAGTATATCCCTCTTTCTTAACTTTATCTGAGGCGTCAACGATAAGTGATACAACAGACCAGAAGTTATATTCTCCAGTCTTCTCCCCCTTGATTTTGCGTGAAGTTGTTTTGAAACGTGCCTGGAGTTTCATCTTGTTTGCAATTGATTCGCAGTATGCATCATCGTATACAGAGTGAACTTGTACATCAGATCCATCATGTGAAGTTACTAACATAAACTCAGCAGCAGAGTCGGATTTCTCGCCAAACTTACCAAACCCACTCATCGCCTCACGTGCAAATGCAATTTTAAATTCTTTAGATTGTTCAAATAGTTTACCAAGTTCCTTCATACATTCTTTATGTGCGGACTCACCAGCGTTCACGACTTCATTCTTACCTGACTTGACAATCGCCCTTAGTTGCCCAGGGGCTAGTGATGCAGTAACGAAGTTCTCAAGTATCGCCGCCACCTTTTTGGTTTGTGGGTTTTTTTCCAGGCCTTTGATTTGTTTAATTGCGACGTTGAATGTTGCAGTAGACTCTGATTTACCACCAGACATCAACTGCGCCTGACCAACCTTGACCGAGAAACGTTGTTTACCAATCATAACGTCTGTCTTAGGGGTTGTATTACTAGCGCCAAACGACTTCCAGTATGCAGAGATAGGGTTTGATATACGACCATATACTTCTGCCTTAGAGCCCCTCTTTGCATGATTACCATTGAGTAATGCAGTGGCCACACGACGACCAGTCTCGATGACTTTAGGGTTGATCTTTAATATCTCATACTGTAGTTCTGAGATACCTGCTATGTTAGGGTCCAACTTCATACCACAAACTTCATGCCACCCAATTACTATAGCAGCTTCGTAGTCTTCTGCCTTTAATGTAGTGGCTTCTATTAAATAATCTTTAAAACTTTGCATCGTTATCTCCATTAATAAATAGTATTTTATATATTTATATAATTTGAATATCCAAAAAAAAACGACAAGAGGATTACCCCCCTGCCGTTAAATAATTAATCCTATTGAATATTAATCTAGTAATAATTGAATTGTATATTTTGCTTCAGGTGTAGACTTACATTTATCACCGTTAACCGTTATGTTTCTATTAGTTACTATACTAACTTTAAATTTTCCAGCAGACAATTTCCAATCTGATGCTAATTTTTCTTTTACTGGAACCTTACCAGTTGCAAAGTAGAGGGTATCCATAAGTTCATCAGACGCCAATTTACGTAAAAAATGAATATTAGCCATTGGTATTGATATACTTATGAACAATTTTATCAATGATCATTGTTGGAATAGAAATGTAAGGTTCTTCCAGTATGAATGGGCAAGGTAATTTCCAACCCCGATTAGATAAAAATTCATTATATCTTTGTAAATCGATTTTAGAATCTACATTAAATTCACGTTTAGTATTATTCATTTTAAATTTCTCAAGTATCATGGTTTCATTATAAAGGCAAAGTACAATCCGAATGGTGCTCCAATTATGCAAGCAATTGTTAAAGCGGTTATGATATCATTTAATAAAGATTTCATTATATAATTCCTTCTAATTTCAAGATCTTCTCTTTAATTTCTATAATTCTTGATTCAGTTTCTTGATTAGAAACTAGGTCTAACGACCAACGGACTTCACATAACATTACTAATTGATTATATAGTGTATTTAAAGTTTCTTTCATCACTTACTCCTAATTACTCAACAGCCGCAATTAAATTGTTCTTCATCGTAACCTTTGCAAAGAACTCACGCCCTTTAAGGCCTGTAACTAGCGGCCGGTGTGCGCCAACAAAACTACCTGTGGCCACATACTCTGGTCCAAACATACTAGTCTCCTGGTACACCAATTTGGAGCCAACTGCCGCTTTGAGTTCTTTTTTGCTTGTGTAGCCTGTGAATAACATCATATCTTTTTCCCTTTGTTTGTTACTGTATAGTACAGTATACCACAAAATAATAACCTTTGCAACTGTAGGGTTATTATTCTGTGGTATTTAAACAACAATTAATGTATTTGTATTGAGATCTCGAATATAGGAGTTTTATCCATATTAGTTAACCATTGTCGGACCACATTAAGTGCTTCATCGGAACTTAAACACTCCACTGACCATACTGTATTGAATTCATCGGTTATATGTACTGTTATATTTGGCATTTAATATTCTTCAGTTTCAATATCAATTCTCAACTTACCGTAAAACTCTAACAAGTCTAGATTGCTCCATTGATCCCAAGGTTTCATTCCGTACATTTCTATCTCAGTAAGTTCAATCAATTTTAAAATCTCATCGATTACTAAATTTCTCATAATTGTTAATCCCACAGCCCTGAATAATATTTCCCGAACAAACGGAAACCATTTTTCACTCTTGTTTCGTAAATCTTCATACCTTTGGTATCAATTTTAAATGTATCTTTTGGACCTTTTATCATTTCACTACAGTCATTTTCAAGTTTTTTCCATTGAATGTCATGTTCTCCAGAATAAAATTGTTCTTCCCAATCGTTTAATTTAGAATCAAACGCAAAAATCATTTCATCAAGAACCCAATCCCAACGCTTGAAATGATT